GGACCCAAGGTATTGATGAAGACGGCATTTGGCACAACGGTTGCGTCATCAAGATTCGTGGTGCCGCCAACAAAGTTGCCGGTGCCGGTCGGATTAATGATGACGAAGCCGATAGATGCTGAGCCGATCGTGGAGCTTGGCGGGAAAAGAACCTGCGCCAGCGTTGCGCCCGGCGTACCGGGAGTAACCGAAACGGTTCCTGCAAAATTCACGTAGAAACAGAACACATTGAATGTTCCATTAACCACAGTGCCGGGTAGTGCGGGCATTGCGGTTCCCGACGCGATTTTTTGCAGTTTGCCCATGGCGACGCCGTAATACGTGGCATTCGTCTGGACAGTTGGAGAGGCGGAGCCGCCCGAGATTCGCAACGCAGCAGATTGCAGCGATTGAGAAGAAACCGTGTCGCCGATTTCCTTCAAAGAAGCCGCAACTGCCCTGCGCGAACCCTCGTTAGGCATGCCATCAAGGTACTGGGTGATGGTTGCTTGCATGACTCACCCATTACGCTTGACGAGCGACGTTGATACAGGCCATCCACAGTGGATTTTCCAGCATCGTTGCCTTCCACCAGCTGGTGCCAGCATAGCCACGTTGGCCGAGCGGGTCGGACTTGCTCTTTTCGCCGGGCGGCAAGAAGGTGGGGTCCAGCGAGTTCAGACCACGTACGGCGATTTGCGAAAATGCATCAGCGCCCATGACGATCATGCTGTACACGTCCAGATTGGTGCCGGAGGTCGAGTAACCAGAACCGGCACCCTGCCAGGTTGCCACGGCGGCGCCCGCATCTTGGAACGACGGCAGGTCAGGCGACAGGATGTAGCGGCATTGTTCGCACTTGCCGATTTCACCAGGCTCCGGAGTGCCGGATGCGTACTTTTCTGCCGGCGTGAAGTTCGGCAAGTCGCGAATCTGGCGTTCCAAGTCCGTGTGAGCGTAGACGAAGTAGCCTGGTGCGACAGCCGAGGTGTCGTACTTTGCAGCGGCAGACAGAAGGCGCGTCACCGGCATAGCGTGGTTAGCCTTGAGGCCGCGCACGAATGCGGATTGCAGCGTCAGCGTCACCGGGCCATTGGTTGTTGCGCGGGAAGTGCCTGCGCCGCCGTAGTACTGGTTGGTGGTCGCCTTCAGCTTCCCGTAGCTGATCATTTCATTGACCAATGCCACGCGTTCGCCGATTTGCATTTTCATTTGTTCCGGCACATCGTCTTCGTACAGGTTGTATGTCTTGTCGGTAAAGCCGTACAGACATGAGTACTGATAGACGATTTCCGTGATGTCAACCGGAGCGATGCTATCCGGGTTCGGTGTCACGCCTTCGGCGGTGAGGTGGGCTTGAACGTAAGCATTGCCGCGATCACCAGTACCATTCTGGAAGAAGATATTGGGATTGGTTGCGGTAGCGCCATACGGAAGCCAACGACGAGCGACATAGGTATCGCTCATGTTCTTGTCATACTTGACCTGACGGCCGGCTTTGCCAAGGCACTCGAAAGGCTTGGCGTGCTTGAGGATATCGCCCTTGAACTTGCCGATACGGGCAGGATCAAGCGCAAAGGTTTGCATAGTCATGTTTCAATTTCCTTTGAAGAATTAAGATTTGTATGCGGCTTCAAAGGCGGCTTCTTCATCGTTAATGCTGGACGAAATTGGCGCACCAGAGCCGCGAGGCTGTAGGGATGCTTCAATTCGCTTTTGTCGAGTCTGAGCCTGCGGAGATGGTTGTTGCGGTGTGGTCGCAGTCTTTCCCTTCTGCTTCTGGAAGTACTCATAGGCGCGCAATAGCTTTTCTGCATCAGCAATTGAATCGGATTGCTCAAGTGCCTGAAATTCAGGGGCCTGTGCCGATATCCACTGCTTATACTCATCGCTTGTAACCACTTGCTGCCAATCTCCATTGGAGACAATGGCATCTAGCTTGTAGTCAATGCGTGCCGCTTTTCGTGCTTCCGTAAATAACTCGCCACGCTCTTTTGATAAGCGCTCGGTCATTCCTTCCTGAAGGGCTGCCGCCCAATCAGGATGCTGCTGCTGAAGGATTTGCCACTTTTGAGGATTGTTCGCCGCCTGCTGGACTTGTTGCTGCGTTGGCGCATCACTCACTTTGCTAGCGGCCTCTTTCGAAGTGGCTAACAAAGACTGTAGGTCGCGCTTAATGCCGCCAAAAGTCCCTGACAATGTATCGTGGCTCTTTTCGAGCGCCGCGAAACGTTCCTCCAATGTCTTCTGTGCAGATTGCTGCGCGGGTGCCGCGCTGTTTTGTTGCTGCTCTTGCGTAGTCGGCGGCGTTTCCGTGGCCTTTCCGTCATAGGCAGATTCAAAACTGCTTTCTTCCAGATTCACATTGTTACTGTTTTCACCGTCTTGCATTCATACTCTCCAAATGCGATTTACCACAAAATCAACCGGCGATTTAACGTGGGTTGCCATTTCTTGACGTGCCGAATATACGGGGCGTCGATTTACTAAAACTTTTTCTCTTCGTTTAGGCGAAGAAATGCCTTGATTTCCGTGATTTGTCCGCGCAATTTTGCGGTTTCAATCTCGGTCTTGTCTGCATCATTGGCTAAGCGAAGCTCGGCCAAGCGGTCATTCATATAGCGCATCAATCTCGCCCAGACGGCGCTTCTCCTGTCCTCTTCATTGAGGACAAAAGGAACTTTTTCTGTGTTCATTGCGCGCTAGGCTGCGGTGGCTGACTTGCTGCGTTAATTGCCGCCATATTCATTTCGTGGGCACGTGCTTTGCCATTCTCGTTGGCTTGCAAATTAGCTTCCACAGTTGAAAGTTGGCGCTTGGTGTTCTCTTGCGCGGATCGGTCTAGCAAGCCTGCGTGGACCTCTTGCAGGCTCATCTTGTTTTCCATGCTCATTTTCAAAATCAGCATGTCGCGTTCGATCATCTTCATTTGAATGTCTGCTTGGCGATCCTCGCGAGCCATTTGCGCTTCGATTTGTGCTTGTTGCAGATCGGTCTGATTCTTTTGCTGCTGAACGGATTGCTCCGTTTGGGCGCGAATCTTTGCATCGGTAATGCGCGCCTCTGCGGCAACTTGATGTGGTGCCGCGCCGCCGTTTTGCGATGCTTGCTGGTCGAGCTGCGCTTCTGTTTGCAATTTCTGCTGCTCTCCTTGTGCCTTTGCCTGTTGCAGTTGAAGGGCGTTTTGACCTCGCATTTGCTCCACTTGCACTTCTGGTGGTGGCGGCTGCTGCTTGGACTGGATTGCTTGGAAATCTTCTTGCGAATACTGAACCTTACGCGGGTCGAATCGCTTTGCCTTCAGAGATTGCGTCATCAACTCATATGGGTTAATGCCAAAGGCAGGGTTTGCAACCTGCCCCCATAGGTTCATCAGGAATTGTTCTTGTATGGCGCGCTCGACCATCGCCACAGAGCCAGTCGCATCGATCTTGAAATCGCCCTTTTCAGATTCGTCAATTTCAGGGTCCAGCAACAGCCATTCATAAAGGTCTTCAACGAGCGGTAAAGTAATCTGATCGTCATATCGCTCAGCCAGTTGCCGCAACCACGTATGCGCGTTGTCGTTATTTAATTCTGCTTGGCCAAATGTCTGCGGGTCATCTGGGCCAGTTTGCCCTTGAGTCACCAAGGGAATGCCCGTCGATTCCTCGGCGGTTTTCATCGCGTAGTCAATGATTTTTTGCATCTCATCGACCACGCTTGGGATGTTGGCGCAAAAAAATGAATCTTGAACTGGGCCAACTGCGTCCGCAGTGCGGTACCAAAACTTATTCGGATAAAGCTTGCCGCTCCCGTCTGCTGGCCTAACGCTTTGTTCGTCCATGATGATTTGCGGCCCAGCAGATAAGCCGGCGTTATTCAGCATGGCGCGTGTCGCTGCGTTGACCATGCGTTGGGATGCGCTCATTTGCTCAGCAATACCGATTCCCCACGGACTTCCAGGGCGGCGCTTCCATTGGAATGCCTTGAACGGAAATGATCCCGAATCCATCGGATTTACAACGGCGCGAATCATCGTGTCATTGACCATCGTGCCGATGGCGTAAATATCGTCTTGATCTTCGTCCAAGTCGGCTTCATTGTCCGGGTTAAGCGCGATCATGTCCTTGCGCGTCAATACCCCGTAGAAATACCAGACTTCGTAACGCTTGCCCTTTTCCTCTTCGCGGTTGGCTAGGTTGCCGTTATCCACGAATGCTTTTTGCGGCCCTTCCTCCAAAACCTGATCAATGGCACTCCCGATGTAGCCCTTCTGATCCTTCAACTCCCGCAACTTCTTGGCAGACAGGTAATCGCGCTCGAAGATGTAATCGCCATCGTTGATATTTTCTCCGCAGCCAGGATCAGGATAGATATTCCAGAAATCTACCCATTTCAGAGCTGGGATAATGCGCTCGTTAATTTCCAGCGCGCCGATATCTCCGGTCTTGATGAACGCCTTGCTGCGTTTCACTTCGGCATATGGCGCCTTCAGAATGCCCGTTCCGCACCGCGCACTATCTTCAATGACCTTGCGCGCCTCGGTCGGATACTTGCTATCAATCATCCAATCGTAAATACGCGTTTCGGACTTATCTGCGGCATCCTTTGCGGCATCCATCTGCTTTTGCGCCATTTCCGCATTGGTCACCGCCATCATTGGCTGTGCGGGAGGCTGCTGAGGTGGCTGAGCGCCGACTTGCGGCTGTGGTGCCGGCTGCTGCCCTTGCTGGGGCTGTTGTGGCGCTTGAGGTTGCGCGCCCTGCGCTGGTTGTGCCGGCTGCGCAGGATAGAGTTGGCTCAACTGCGCTTGACTCAATATCGATGCTGGCTGCGAAGCGGCAGGCTGGGCCAATTGCTGCATTGCCTGTTGCATTCCTGGCGGTGTTTCTCCAGGTTGCGCCGCTCTCATTTGCTGCAAACCATTAGGGCCGATGAAAGGGGAAAGGTCTTTCGACAACTTCACCAGTTTAGGATCTGGCGATGGCTTTAACGAAAATGCCTTGTCATCTATCGGCAAGATGATTTCGCACATCTTGGACGTGGCGCCATTGACATATCGATTCGTCAGTGGAATGAAAATCGTTGCCTTGGCGTCGTCGCGATCAAGTCTCGATGTTGTGACTGGGCCAACCATGGATGTCGGCTTCATCCACTTTGCGCCAGAGAATTCGTGCCGGTTCACGTCATCGATGCCGATATTGGCTTCTTCGCATTCCGTCCATGTCTTCTCTATACCGGAATTTTTGCGTGCGTCTACCGCTTCCTGGCGCTTTTCGGCGATGATGCCGCTTAGCTTTGCTAGGTGGCTTTCGCGCTCATCATCCGACATGACCGGCGCGCTTTGTGGCGCACGGCCCAAAAACTTCTGTGGATGCATTAGCCGGCGCTTTGGTCAACTGCGGTTGTAATGGTGGCGCCCGTACCGCTGGTTTGGCAGAGGATGAAATAGCCGCCAATGGGGACGTTGATACTTCCTGGCGCGCCAATGATCTGATTAAGCGCCAACCCAACGGTAAGGGTGCCAGTATTGCCATTCGTCCATGTCGCCACAACGGTTCCCGTTGTGCATGACAACGTACTGCCTCCAAGACGCGCCTGAATCGTGCAGGTTGACCCACCAGTGAGGCTAATTGATGCGGTACATTGCGGGCTGATGCTGGCAATCGCGGCCTTCGTTGAATCTGTGGCTTGGTAGGCGGTTGAAAGCGCGAGCGTACGGCTATTTGGAGTGCCGAAATTGAACTGCGCTGCTGGCGTACCTGCCGGTCCCTGCGGGCCAGTTGCGCCCGTGGCGCCTGTCAAACCTTGCGGGCCTTGTGCGCCCGTTAATCCAGTAGCGCCTTGCGGACCCTGCGCCCCAGTAGCGCCTGCTGGTCCCGTTGCACCTGTTGAGCCAGTCGCGCCTGTAGCTCCTACTGCTCCTTGTGGACCAGCCGGCCCTTGTGCGCCCTGCGGTCCTTGGGGGCCGGTCGGACCTTGTGGGCCTACAGCACCAATGCAAGTAAGCACATTCGATGTTTCGGTGCATCCAGTTCCAAGCGTGGCGAATCCCGGCAATCCTGTAACCGGATCATAGATGGAAATGGCAAAGATGCCACCGCCACTGGGCAGATGCGTATTGAAGACGTTGTTGCCAGTATTCGCCGCATTGCGCTGGGTGATCAGGAAGTCGCCGGGTTGCGATTGTGCATAAACATAGAACGGCACATAAAGTGCCGCCGTAATGAGCCATACAAGAAGTCTTTTCAAGATATGCCTATCAATGTAAAAGTGTTTGGGGCAACCTTCTGAAACCCGAAGTTGTCTTGCGCGTTTAACGAAGTCGGGGCGCCGTAGATGTTGGTTTCTCCATTGACAGTAAATGCAGTCACCGCCACAGAAGTGTAGATGCGGATTTGCTGACCAATTGCGGTTGCCGCATCTGGCGGCAGCGTCAAAGTCAATGAGGCAAGTGTTCCGGCGGCAGAAATGGAAACCAGCGTGTCTTGGTTCGTGCTGGGCACAACAAGTGTTTGGCCCGATGTCACGCCGCTAAACGATTGCTGGTTACCAAAACCTGATTTGCTGGGCCACATATCAATAAGTTACCGATGCGAGAATTTGATTAGCGGCAGCGCTTTCGCCCAAATCATTGGGGTGCGTTCCATCAACAAAATACGATGGATTCCATACGCCGCCAGGCGTCCAGATGTTGAACAAGTCAACCTTGCGCACCGTCGCCGGCAGCGCCATAACTCGCGCATTCTGCGTTTGAATCATAGATAGCGTGTAACCATTGCAAAATGGTCCAGTGCAGACGATGGGCTGGACGCCTTTCTGAATACAGAAATTAACCATTTCCATGACGTAGGCCCATACCGTGTCGAACGTCGATTGCGTGTTGATCGGCGTGTCGTTCGGGGACCAAGATTTGAACAGCGCGTATTTCGGCAGTTGTCCATTCGCGGCGCCAGCAGCCAAGGTCGTTTTGAGGCGCGCCATCGTGTCCACTGTCTTTTGTCCGGATGTGGCGAAATTCATTCCCGAAAACTGCGTCGGGTTGCCGTAGCTGTTGAAAGCCAAGTACTCGCTCAGGCCGGCAATGTGCGTGGTTGTGCCCTGCCCCTGGATGATGGAATCGCCGAACTCCCAAATATCCAAGTGAACATTGTTGTAGTAAAAGATCGCGGCCAGCGGGTTTTGCGTGCCCCCACTGTTCGCGACCGTCAGGCCCGAGGTCAGAATTCCGGAAAGCGGCACGCCATTTGTTTCGAATGTTCCGGTTACAAGGCCGGGATTCCCCGATAGTGCGTTAAACGCAGCGTAATTCGTACCGTTATAGTTCGGGTGATTCGTGGAACTCGCAGAAGGCACGATATGCGATGCCACACGAAGCAGAGGCGGCGCGCCTACTGTATCGATTCGCGGAGTCCATGTCACGGGAACAAAATCCGTAATCATAATGCCCGGGATAATCTGACCACCTGCACCAGTTGTGGCTATCGGCACAGAAAACGATGCGCTGCCGTTCACCGTCACCGGAACCCATGTGAACAAAACCGAGTTGTTGCCAGACTGTAGCGATTTTGGCGCAGCAGTCACATAAGCGCCGTCGTAGTTCTGCGTTGCGGTTGTGTCGTAATTCAGATAAACCAGCTTGACCGCATAGAATGGCGCCAACGCCGGCAGTTGAACGTTGATCAGAATCCCGTTTGTCGCGTCACCAGTTACCGTGGAATTACTGGGTAAAGGCATCAGACCAAGCGAGGCAATCGAGGTTTGCGTGGAAAGCGGAATCGTGCCGGTTGGCCCCACAAGCCCTTGAATGTTACCCGCGCTATCCTGCGCGAATTGCTGTTTAAGCGGCCAGGACATTAACGAATGCCGTATGCTTCACCAGTCGTGCCAGTGAATTTAACGTGCGAAATGGGCGCGGTAATCGCAACGACCAATTGCGCGGTCGTGTTCGTATCGTAGGTTGGCGTGAAAAAATTAACGCCTTCATCTACCGAGATTTGAATCGAGCGGCTTCCGTTCGTACTGTCAAGCCAGAGTGTGCATGGCACGGGGGCGCGACGCATACTGACTGTTGCATTACCAGCGGCGGGAATCGTTGATTCCGTGTAGGGTTCGCCCATGATGGGCAAGACAAATTCCATGGTTATCCTAATATTCCAGTGCCGCCAGAAAACTTCGGCGTGTTCATAAATGTGCGTGGCCGCGACGCAACAGGAGTGATCAACCCCCCCATCTTTGCCTGGGCAAACTGCCTGAATGCGTCTGCGCCTTCCGAATTACTATCATGCAACGGCTCATCGCTCCAACGGCCTTGCGCTTCGTTCCAACGTTTTTTGTATCCAGTCAGCCGCGACAGGCCGTCCTTGCATCCGACCTCATCGAAGTAGCAACTTGGGAAGACTTGGCGAACCTGTTGTATGCCAGCGTTGATTGCCTCAATGCGAGGAACGATGACGATGTTTTGCAGGCCCATTTCTGTAAGCATCTGCTTGATGCTTCGATTCTTCGCGCCAAGCCTAATGTGGTCGGCATCGTGTGGCAGGAAGTGCTTGTTGAAGATGTAGCCGCGCTGCTGCAAGTGCAACATGTAATGGCTCAAGTCTTCTCCGTGCGCCTCGTAGTAACCGACGAATCGATCTTCCATGCCAACCTGCTGATGGAACCAGATTGCGCTGCCGTCGCTATTGCCAATGTCCCAGAACGTATTGACGGGAGTATTGATCAGCGGAATGCGCAGGATTCTGCCCTGCTTTCGCGCCTGCGAAAGTTGCAATGTGTAGTAGCAACCTTCGTTCGATACTGCAAATGCTTCGTCTGGCGTACTCGGGTATTCCTGCAACATGTTGTCTTCATTGCCAACGAAGTCGGAGTCCCGCGTTGCCACGTACCAGGCGCGCTGCTCCATGTCCAACGCGGTGCGCATGGTCGATTCAACGGAGTCAAAGTATTCGTTGTCCTTGGAAGTGATGACAACATGCTCAGGACTCATGCGATAGCGCGGTTCCTGCCACCACGGGAAGAAATGGAAGCGGTAATCGCGCTCGGTTAGCTCTTTGCCTTGATCTTCCATTTCCATTGCTCGTTGTGTCAGGTCGTGGAACCTGCCCTCTGCGCCTTCCGCCGTGCTTTCGATGACGATCACGCCATTTAGAGGAACCGCTGGGATTGAGCCGGTCATGACCTCCTTAGCCTTCTCCGGGTACTTGGCGCAAATCTTGCCGAACTCCGAAATGTGGAGTCGGTGAATCGTTCCAGAGCGCATCGATGTTGCGACTCGAATGCTGCTGTTGTTGTGGCCGAAGTGCAGTTCGCTTGCGTTATCGGCCTTCAGTGGCATTGCCGCCTTGATGAATGCCGGCAGGTTTTCGTATGCAAACTTCACTTTGTCACGAAAGATCACCGCCGCCGAATCCCTGTCCTGCGCCACGATCCCGCACCGCACGTTCGAGTTGAACAATGCATGGTCTAACCACACGATGCATATCAGCGTGGTGAAGCCTAGCTGGCGGGCCTTCAGGATGATGTTGCGGTGGTGCAGTCGGTCAATAAATCGACGCTGTGCGCGGTTCGGCTTGAACTGAACCACCATGCCGTCTTCGTTGTCGTCGCCCTTTACGATGATCTTGTAGAGATTCGCGATTCGCCAGTTAGGGTCGGACAAATACGGCCGAATCTTCTCCAATTCAGCCGAAAATTCCATGTGGTATTAGAGTAAGTTGGTAAAACCCCGTGATTTTTGACAATTAAGGCCAAGTGGCATTACTTCTTGATGGGCAATTCAGACCCGGAAAGCGATTCGATGAAGGTCTTTAGCTCAATCGAACCAGAATGCTCGATCTTTTCAATGTACAAACCCGATGCCTTGCCACGCGCCACCTCAGCCTGTATGGCGGCTTGATATTTCTCACTGGCCTCTGCCTTGGTGCGCAGCCTAAGAAGGTCCTCTAAGTGCGATTCCAGCGATATGCGAGCATTTTTGATGGCAGGCGCCCGCAGTTCCTGGAGTCTAGCTATGATCTTGCCGTTGTGCATCAATTCATGTGCGCGGCGGTTGATCGAGTTGTCGTTACTCTTCGCCGCCGCTGATGCGTAGGCATTGCGATATGCTTCACTCGCGTTGCCATGCTTCAGTACCTCTATGCAGAACGCTTCTTGCTTTGGTGTCAGCACAGTTAAACCTTTGTGCCCTTGTGCTTGTTTTGAATATGCGCCAAGAAATGCTTCCCAATGGAAGGCGCCTGCATTAGTGCTTGTGCGTCTTTCTGGCTAGCAGTGGGGTAGCGATATGTCTCCCCCGTCGAGAACTGAACATGCATAGCTTTGCCGTCGTGGCCGATTGCGGCGATGCTGGATGATCTGACCTTGTGCATCATTTGCACATACCTTTTGTAATGCGGGAAATGCGCTCCGCTCCCGATTCTGGGGCGGCTCTTTCAGAATCTACTGCCATCTCCGCAATAGACTGCCCATATAAGGGCGACTCATCCCAAGACACTCCAATATAGCCGCAGTGGGAAAGCGGGTCATTTTTGATTTGCTTCGGGGGGAGATAAACGATTTCCAGCCCCTTGCGGTTCATGTGGCCGCCTTGCGCCAACTCGCTCATGGCATTCATAAGTTGTTCGCCATCAGCGAACTTCAGAATTACGCTTCGTCGGTTATCTTGGGGCGGCTTATAAATATCCATGTCAGTGCGCAATCAATACTTTGGGTATCGTGCGGGCAACGCGGCGGATTGGCTCATCGCCGTTTTCATCGCAGGCAACCAAAGTGAGCGATGCCGGAAGGCCTGCTGGAGTTTCCAGTTCATCCACACCGAAGCCGGCGAACTTGTCACTGTTGACGCATTTGCCGAAGAATTCCGCGATACGCTCAAGCGTGATTTCGGCCAAGTGCTCTAGGCTATTGGCCTCGGGCTTGTGGGTCATGATGGCCTGAAAGTCCTCGAACTTGACCCATTGGCCAACGTCAGATTCAATTGGCTCATGCGCATGCGGATCAGACAAAGTGCCAACAAACCTGTATCGCTTAATCAAGAACCACTCCCATAGGCTTGGGTCATGGCGTCTTGCTCGGCGCCGCTTTCGTTCATCTGGCCGGCGTGCTTGTAGATGTCCATAACGACTTGCATGGCGGCGTGAATATTGGGCACTTGTTGCGAGTCTTGATCTGTTCCGCCACTTGCGCCGGCATCGGACCCACCAGAACCACCCATTGCGCCAGATGCGCCGCTTGAGTCGCCAGAACCAGGCTCGACCGAAACGGAAATGGTGTTATCGCCGCCGACGTTGATGCAGATTTGGTAGCCTTGGCTTGGGTCAATGCCACCTTGCGATTCTCCCATGTCGGCTCCGCCGCTCATGCCATTGGCTTGCGATGGATCAGAAGGCTGCGCGCCCTGGCTGGCTTGTTGGAGACTGGATGCGGTCATTGATGGGCCTCTGTGGTTGGCGTGGCTTCCGGTGCAGCTTCAGGTGTTTCGTTCGTTGGCTGTGCTGGTTCGATGGTTGGAGGCGTTGCAGCCTCAACTGCCGTGGCGGTATTCCAGTTTGGGCGCACGCCCTTCATGGTGATAAATGCTTCATAAGGAACGGCGCTTGTGGCGTCGATCAGGGGCAGTGCAGCGCGAAAGATGGTGTTTCCATCAAATGCCCACGCAACAACGTGATAGCCGGCCGGGTAGGCTTCCGCAACGATCTTTGCGGCTTCTGGCGTGGCGCTTTCCCACAGCCAAACATCGTCACCAATTTCAGGAGTTGTCATGTTTTCTTTCAGTTCTTGCGAGGACGCGTAACGCCTTGCGCAGTTATATAAGCCCCAACCGCAGGGGCAAGCATAGCCGGCCCGACGTAGGGAATCAGTTGCCAAGTCAGGCTTGACCCATCCGACAGCGTGGCCGATACGTCAAATCCATTTACCGCTGGCTGGGCTGTGATCTGGCCCAAGTAGATCGAGTTGTCAACATCACACACAGAAACGTCATCCCCAACTTGCGGAAGAGGAGGAATTTGCGGCGCTGATTGCATGTTGAGTCACGAATAAAAACGCCCACCGAAGCGGGCAAAATCCATCAGGAGGGATGGAGGGGGGGTTAATTTTTGCTTTCCTGCCGAATCCGCTCGACCTCGGCCATGTCGCCGCTCACGCCCTGAATCTGGCTTAATTGCCATTCAGAAACGGCAAATCGCGCATAACTTTCGAGCGTCTTCTTGAATGTCTCGACTCTGTTTGGAACTGGGCCTAGCTTGGCTAGCACGTCGGCCAGAACGTCGGTCATCAGTTCCAGATTTGTCATATGCAATTCTCGTTAAATGAACGAGATGTGATGGAATAGCCAAAAGCACCCATAGATTGCGCCGATCAACGCGGCTAACGCGGCAACTCCACAAAAAAATATGCCAGCAAACGCGCAAAAAACGAATACGTAAAGAGCATTTTTGTCAATCATCTGTAAAACTCCGCTTGGCTGACTTCCCGCATCTCAAATTTCCCCGTGCCGCGCCAGACTCTTGCAACACCAAAAATTGCGGGCTCGTCCACAAGCTCCATAATTTCGACCAACTTCTTGTATGTGGTCTTGCCGGCCTCTATTTGCTTGCGGGCTTCGCAGATGTCGTAGGAGGGCGCGGCTTTCATGAAATCGACAGAATTCCATAGATAACTTCACATAGCACCGCCAATATGAGGATTACAAGAAAAATTCCCTCGGTGCGCGTAAGCATTTCCTCTGGAGCGCGTGGACGATGCCTTATCCCGAAACTCATTGGGCCAATCTTTTGAAGAAAGCAGCCATCCACGCCGGATCATGCCGAGGACTCGCGTTCCTGCGCTCTCGGATTTCGGCCAGGGCGCGGCGCTCATCTGTCTTGGTGAACGGGATTGCGAATCTTGGAGCGGTTTGCATGGCGACCTCCAAAACAAAAACCCCGCATTTAGCGGGGCTTGGCTCACGCCCGGGGCGCAAGGTTGGAATTCTTCACGGCCCTATATTAAGAGGGCGGGGCCGCGCCGGAATGGCTTTTATTGGCTTTACCGGATGACGCCAGAATTTGATAGCGGCCAGTACTGAAATCTGGCATTCTGGGCCAAGCGGCTAGCAGCATTACCTGTCTAGTGGGTCGCTTCGTTCGGCGCGTTTAAGCCTTGTCCCAGCACGCATTCCTTGTTGCGAATCAGTCTTCGCATTCGCTATCACAACTGCGGACTACGATTCTCGGTTTTGGCTGGCATGCCTGCCTATTAGGATAGCCCCTGCGTCCAGTTCCGAGTATCCCTTTTGCCATTGCAATCCGCATGTGTCATAACGCTGCAAAGGAAAGCCCTCACGCCTTTTAAGCGGGGACCGTGACTTCTTCCCATCTGCCGCTACGGTGATCGTTACGCAACGGGCTTAAAAGGCGTCAGAACTCTCTCTTGCTACTTGTCTCTACTATAGCAAAATTATAGTACATAAATCGGCGATTCGTTCGGACAAATTTGCCTGTGATTTGCAAAATATGCGACTAATTATTTTCTGTGTATTTGCGCCAAACGCTCGAATGCGCAGAATTGACGATCTGATGGTATTTGGTCTTGCCCACCCCCAGAATCCGAGCCGCATCCTCCCGCGTGCGAATCTTGACTACCCATCCGCAATAGGCGCCCTTGAATAGGTGATGCAGAACGAATGCGGCCTTCTGCTGGTTGGGAAGCGAAACGATGATTCGCTCAAGTCGCATTGCTTCCGCTTCGTTGGCCTGGATTCGGGGAGGTGGCGGAACGTCATCCTCTGGGCTTACTCCTTCCGCAAGGCGCGCTCGGTATAGCTGCCCCAAGATCGAGCCATAAGACGCTGGCATCCAATCTCGACTTCGCCCCCAGCGCAACCAGTTGTCAAGTTCATTGCTAAGCATTCCTTCAATCTCACGCGTTGAGTACATAGGGCACCTGATATTTGAATGAGTAGACGGTTGTAGGGCGCCCCTGCTTTCCGTTGGGCTGGTATGAAATGGATACTAACCCAGCGGAAATAAGGGCGCGCAGCTTGCGATAGATCGTCGCAGCGTCGCAATGACGTTGCCGGTATTCCTGCGGCCTCTCAGCGTCTATTGTAAATGTTTCGCAGTCGCCGAAACAGATATAGAGGTCAATCAGGAACTGTTTTTCACGCGACGCCAGACCGCGGTATTCGTCACAGTCTAGCATCGGCACGGGTAAGGTTACGCATTCCATCTAAGTCAACCCATTTTCTTGCATGAACTTTGCCTTCTCATTGAGCGTGGCATTTACAGCGCGTCGAACGGCTTGCATCCCAGCGCCTCGGCTGTAAAATTCCCGAATTTCGTTGGCGATGCATCGATTTATTTCCTCGTCTGCGGTTTTCTTGATGAGGGCAATTACCTTTTCTTCCGTGATCGCTTCTGATACGGCAGCCTGTATATCAGCATCCATTTTTGCCGCATATTGGGTTAAAGCGGTCATGACTGTATGCTGCATACCTTGGATTTCAAGGCGAATTATTGGGATATTCATTTTTCAATCGCTCCTGCAAGTTGTTGGGCTACTCGTCAAATTCCTGCTCGGTGCTGTCGATTTTTTGAACCATCGAATAAAATCCTTTAATCGTTTCGTCTCCCGAAAGAAATTCGTCGTAGACTATAAGTTTTCCAGTTACATTATTTCTTATCACCCATTTCCACCTCTTCACCTTCGGCTTAGGCGTAACGCGATAGGCGTATTGGTTGAAATTCCAATTGTGCGCCTCGGGAAGTGGTTGCCAGTCGTCGTAAGCGTGGTCAAGGCTCAAGCCTCGGTATTCGATGGCCCGTCCCGCAAGATGCGCAGACAGTATTTCGTGCATTTTTCGGGCTGATTCGGTCACGTGTTCTTGAGTCGTATTCACGATTAAATATCCTTCGGCATCAAAACCTGTCCATTGGATACCATCATGCTCGGCAAAGAAGACTCCCCAGTAACAAAGCGTATGGCATTAGCCAAAGGCCATGGTTCATTCCCCCGTTCCCAGGGCCTTTCTTTGCGTCGGGCTTGGTCCCAAAAATCTCCATTCTCGACAAGGTACTGAATCAACTCTTCTTTTGTGGCGAATGGCGGCGTTACTGGCGTACCCTCGGATACCGTTTCGTAGACCTGATACCAAGTTGCCTCATCATCCTTATATGCTCGATAATATTCCCTGTCTGGAGGGTCCCCTGCGTATTCCCAGTATTCGCCACCGCACTTGGCGAAGCTCTCACTTTCGGGCCATTCGATGAATTCTTTTTTCCATCGTAAGCATGCATCTTCGAACGTTTGATCGTACATGGGATGATATCGACCATCGCCATACCAATCTGTTTTTGGGTGCTCCCAGTTCGCCGGAACCTTGCGAATTTCTCTTCCCATTTCATCCTCCTAGTTAAACCATAATCAATCAGCCGGCAGCGTCGCAATGTTGATCACCGCTGCCGCCAGCCAATAAGCCACCTGCCACCAATTTTTAGCCAATGCCCATCGAATAGCCGCGCAGACAAATAGTCCGATGATTAGGTAATTGAATGCGCGTGGATTGGAGAGCCAGTTCACGGCAAAAATTTCCAAGCCATGATGCATAGCGAGACCAAAACCAAAACTAGGCCCACAAGAAACGCCAATGCCCAATATGGCAGTGATGGATGATCAAATGCAGCATGCACATTGCTAGATGCGCCGCGAACTCCGAAAAAGCCGATGACTGTGAGAAACAAACCCAAAGCTGCAAACATATTCCCTCCGTTATTCAAACCAAACATTAAAATCGCCGCGATTGCCCTTCCCATATTGTCGCCGCGCCTCCTGCCTCAATCTATCTGCTGCTTCCTTGCCTCGCTTGTTCTGCACTATTTCTAGGTATGGATCAAGTTTCTTGCGAATTCCTAGCTTGATGCAATGCCGGACTTCGCAACGGTAGCGGTGTTCTTGCTCATTCATGCAAATTCTGCGTGTTTCTTGGCGAACGCTTTAGGCATATAGCCTGGAACATCGTCGCGGTATTGGCCAGTAACTCGGTTATAGATAAGGGTTGCCATGCCCACTTTGCCGTTCATCTTTTTGCGAACCTTTTGGACGTGAATTTCTACGTTGTCGTCGTCTTCTTTGACGTTGCGATAGATCGTGATGCAGTTATCCGCCTTGTTTCTCCAATGGGCGCTGCCGGCCACGTCATAGGGCGTTGGGACAGGGTAGTTGCCGCCCACGTCCTTCATGAGCTTTGTGGGGTGCGCCACGACCCAGACATGCACGCCGTAGTTTCTGGCCCATGCTCGAATCTTCGAGAGCTTTTGCGAAATGTGATCTGTCTCGGTCATGTAAGCCTCTCGCGCATGGTTTATTTCGTTCCATGGGTCAATGACAAGACCGCGTATGCCGTGACGAAGGACAATTTCCGTTGCCGTGTCCAGCAGCATTTCAACCGTAGGCGCCTCGGGCAGCATGAAGGTGTAATGCTCGTTTATCCACTCTACCGCCGCGCCGAATTCATCAAGTGACATACGCTCGGTAGGCCCGGGATTGAATGGCTTGCCGATGTACTTTTCGGCGATCTTTTGAACGTGGTATTCAAGCGGTTGATTCTCGGGCGAGAAAACAGCGAACGTCCAACCAAGACGCATTGCAAGATTGATCGTCAAGGCGTCCAACCACTCCGATTTTCCGTGCCCTGGAATGCCGGTAACAAGCGTCCACTCTCCGGGCATAACGCGGTATAGGTCTTCGAGCGAATGCCAGCCTGTGGACATGCCGCGCTCGCTGCCGTGCAAATACTGGTTGCGCAAGACTTCCATCACGTCGCCGGCCTTGTGCGTACCTTCGATTGGCAAAGGCTGGGCATTGGCGAGGCATTCGGCAAGAAATTCGGCGCCATGTTTTTGCAATACCTCGTTTGCATCCTTGCAGTCATCGGGCCAGGTCACCACAAGGCATTTTTCGCGCCCCAAGCGGCGCACCAACTCTTGTTGCAGCCGGACACCGGGCGCATCACTGTCAACGGCTACGATGTGCGTTTTGACCCGTTCCAGAGCCTTTTCTTGCATGAAGTCGAATTTGTTCGAATAGCTTTTCGATTCGACTGCCGGCGCGCCGTCTGGAACTGAGACGCAGGAAACGAATCCGGCCGCCTCAATCGAAAGCTTGTCGATTTCGCCTTCGACCCAAATCAATGTCTCGGCGATATCGTTGATGCCGTACAAAACCCGTTCTGCGCCAGCAGCCATGCGGAAATATTTTTCCTTGGTCCGATACTTGATGTTGACCACATCATCGCCCCGAAAATAGGGGAACATGATGCAAGGCATTTCCTCTTCGGTTTGGGGAAAATAGGCCGCGCCTTTTGAAATCCCATTCCTCTCCAAAATCGATTGGGGAATGCAGCGCGAGGCAAACCAAGTGATGATGGTATCTGCCGGCATGGCCTTGGAAAACGCAGGCTTGGTGTACGCCTTGACGATTTCCGGTCGCTGCCATTCGCCGCCTTTGAGTGAGCCAGCCCAGCCGCAATGCCAACAATTCCAGACGCCCTTGTCCGTGTTCACGTTCAGGCATGGCAATTTCGACTTCTTGCGGGTTTGGCTGCATTGCGGGCATTGGGTCTTGACCTCGTTTCCGGTTTTGGTGCCGATATCGATGCCGTAATCGCGGAACGTTTTCATATCTGGACCTCGCGTTTTTTCGGCGTCATAGCGCCAGCGATATACGCTTTGGCATCCGCCTTTGGTCGAACCATGATTTCGCCTATGACCGATGCAAGCTTGGCTTCGTCCTTGGCGAACTTGCCGAGGAATGATCGGGCCTGCTCTGGCTTGGAGCCCTGGTCAACCAAAATCTTTACGCCCTGACGAAAAATCAAAGCGCGGGGGTCTTCTGCCGATTCGCCAGAATCGGGGGGTTCGGCTTCTTTTAAATGATTCTGATTCTGATTGGTTGAAGCGTCGTTGCCGTCCGTTATAACGGGAGTCAAACAAGAATCTAACGAATGCTCAACACTCGTCGGCTCTCCGTTGACAGCTCGTTGCTTTTTCGCTGCTTTTTTGTCCGCCGAAGCCTTCCCCGCCTTGGCTTTTTGTGTTTTTGTGTTCCGATACTTCTCTATTTCCTCTTCGCAACGGTCGTTGTAATACCCTGTCGGCGTTTTTGTAAAAAACTCGTTCAACACCTGTTCAACAGCCGTTGATTCCTCGTTGGAACGAGCAATAATTTTTCTGCAAAGCCACTCAACATCAAGTGGTAATTGCGCCTCAAGTTCATAATAAAGGTCAATCATGTCTCGGTACACGCTGCGCTCTAGCCGCGTCAAATGGCGCGTCGCATTGTTAAAAGCGGCGATGAAATGCGGGTAATGAATCATGCAGACCTCAAGTTAAATGCATCGAAAAACCAATCCACAACGGAACCCCTGATATACCCTCGACACCAGAGCCACATCAGGCCGCGCTTCATCAAAGACTTCATCCCCGCATCCTCCTAACCTTTTCCCGATACAAATCCCGAATCGCTTTGATTTCCTCAATCGCCCACTTTTCCGGCTCATGGTCGCCTTCGAGGAAATTCACCCTTGCCGTGCCTATCTTGCGAACCAGGTTGATTCTGTATTCCACGATGTTCCCGCTCTTGTGTTGGTTACAGGGAACACATTGTTTATGGCAATTATCAGGATGGAACCTGAGCGCAGACATTGCTCCCCTGCTTCTGTAATGTCCCGCGTCATAGGCGCCCTGGTGGTGCCTCTGGCAGCTTATGCAGGGTTCGTCGCGGTCACGTTCTCGCACCCAAGCATTGAAAGCCGTCTGCGCCTCCCTGAGCCAATCCGAGCGCGTTTTGAGCTTTTCCTTCCGCTCCCGATCAGAAGCCCGAACCGCCTTAGCCTTGACTCTTTCTGCCTTCTCGCGCTTCAGACGTGCAAATTCCAATCCGCAAGCTTCGTCGCATACTAATTGCCCTGGGCGCGTCTTTTCGAACGTTTGCCGGCATGCTTTGCAGCGTGGCGGCTTGGTTGGGCGCGAGGTGCGGAGGATGGTGGAGCGGTTCATGCGATGCATTCCATTACGGATTCAATGAAGACTTGCGCGACTTGCGGGACGATGGCATTGCCAAATCCGCGTAGCTTGTCCATTCTTGCGGATACCCCATTAGCCAGCGGGAAAACTCCGGGTTCAATGGGCCTCCAGCGGTCATCTGTACAAGGTATCCAGTCGGCATCATTCCAGAATCCAGCGGTCTTTCTTGACTCCCGTGCGAATCTGGAAATCCTCTCTTGTTCGCCCTGGGCGTGGACCACTGAGCAAATGTCACTTGCTGCGACAGGGGAATTCCCTTGTCCTGCGGACGTGGCGGCGCACTTCCACGATTCGCATCTTGTGCTGTCGGACTGCACCATGCCGCCATCCATACCTGACGTCCCAATAGCCCATTTATCGGCACCTCCTTGCATGGAGAGCCGTCCTTGTAATCCCGAGCTGCTGGCGTGCCCCACGAACCAAGTTCTATGTCTGCCGTGCGGAGCGCCGACGCCCGCAGCAGGAATGACCGCAGACCCGAAGAGGTAACCAAGGGCTTCCAAGTCAGTTTGAACAAGGTCGAGCCAGCCGAATCTAATTGCCGCATCAACTTGCTCTCCAAGGATCGTTGTAGGCTGGAACTCTTGGATGAGGTAATGCCAAAAAGGCCAAAGGTGCCGCTCGTCAGCAAACCCAAGTCCTTTGCCTGCCGCGCTGAAAGATTGGCACGGGCATGAACCAGTCCAGACTTTGCGATCGTCAGGCCAGCCGGCGAGCCTAAGTGCGAGGGGCCAACCACCAATTCCGGCAAAGAAGTGGTGCTGGGTGAATCCTCATAGATCACCTGGTCGAACATCGACAATTGAACGCTCATCAACCTCTCCATCTGGAATCTCTCCGCCCTTGATAAGCTCCCGCAACCATGCGGCGGCTTTCTTGTCGAATTCGTTGTAATAGGCAGTCATGCGGCGATCTTGTCATCCACCTGCCACTTGTACGCGGGCACTTTGATGCCAGACATCACAGTCGCGGCATTCAGCCATTCGATCCATTCTGCGAATTTCTTCTTGCCGTACTTGCTCGTTCTGCGGCCCAGCATGACCACACCCCCGTCGTATCCCTTGGCGATGCGTGGATTGGTTTCTTTCTCGAATGCAGCGGTAAGGATGTCTTTGTAGTCCTCTGGCGTTATCCAAGTCATTTCGCCATTGATGGGCCACTGTTTTTGCTTGGCCCATGCGGTCAAAAGCGGCCACTGATAACGATTCTGGGCTACCGTGCGCCATGAATCGCCTTCGCCCGGGAGGTCTAGTTCTTCGGTCATATCAAACTCACTTGTTCTTGCTTGATTGGTTCTGGAACGAATAGTTGGCCTTGTGCTATGGCCTTTTCTATGCGCTGGCATGAGGCGTCAAAATATTTCTCTTCACGTTCTATGCCAACAAACTTTTTACCTTGCTGAATTGCGGCAACGCCAGTGGTGCACGCGCCCATAAAGGGATCAAGAATAGTTTCAGCCAACGGCAAGAACGATAGGCACCAATGCATCAGGTCAAGCGGCTTTTGCGTCGGGTGATCGCGATGCCATCCATTCACAGGATGCATAAAATGCTTTGAGTTCATGTCGATGTTTGTCCAGCAAAGCTCAATACTGGCCATAGTTTCAACGCCGTTTGTTTTTACCCAGACAAGCCATCCGCGAGAAGCGGGTACCGGATAATAGTTGCCACCCCATAGCATCTTGATTGGCGCTACCTCATCAATCAATCCAAGAAGGTTGTCGACCGGCGATGCGTCCCATGCTCCAAGGGTTTTTAGCCCACCCTCGCCAGTTTGAAAGCGCTTTGTTCCGCCAGTCATCTTGTCGCCCAAACCATATGGCGGGTCAGATACAATCGCGTCAGCTCGCAGGCCGGAAAGCAGATCGCGGCAATCACCCAAATAGAGGGTTGCGTCGCCAATAATGACCGGCTCAATCATGCTTTTTCCTTCGGCTGCGCCTTGACCCAATTGCGGCAAGCAGGAGAACGGGCCAAAATGTCTGTTCCTTCGCCACTAGTCCAAGCGTTTTTCATGAGGTTGCATTTGATGAAGTGTTTGCCGTAGCCAGGACCACCGAAACGCTTGCAATGCTCGCAGGTCTTGCATGTCTTGCCTTCAGGGCCGGTACCAGGCATCGCCGCATAGCCCTTCTTGACCGTTGGCTTGCGCTTTGCTGTGCTTGGTTCGGGAACCATGATGGTTTCGCCCCAGAGAGTGACCATTGCGACGGTACCCACGCTCAATACTCCAAATGCGAATAAGGAACATTACTAGACAGCGTGACCGGATGAAACTCTCGGGGCGCCTCTGTATCGCGTGGACCTCTTGCGCTGATGAAAAATTTTGGGTTCAGCGGCTTAAAATAGTTCGGCTGCTCGGCGCACGCCCTCTCATCGCGCAACACGCTCAAGCAAACCTGCTCGGTCATGGCGTCAGACAGCGAGAGAATGCCGTCTGTATCGATTACGTGGCCATGTTTGAGCAGAGAACGCAGCGAACCGGGGTTGGCATTCAATGACTTTGCAGTCGCTCCTGGATTGAGGTGGATGGTCTTGCAAAGGGATTGTTGGTAATCGGAGAGTTTCATGATTGCCCCTTAAAATTTCATTGCGCGCAGCATCAAAATGTCGCGTTTCAGTTTTTCAATTTCAAGTTCGCGGCGGTGGTTGGCATCGGCTACGGCTTCTTCTCGCGTTGAAAACCATGCGCCATTGAAAAAATTCTTGTGGAAATCGCCGCCTTCAAGTTCTTGAATGCCGTATGTGAGGCAATTTTTCGTAACGTAGATTTTCATGATGCCCCCAGTAAATGCACCATTGACCATGCAAGCGCGGATTGGTAAAGTGGATAGTTGAAATCTTCAGGCCGTGCAGCGCGGCAAACTTGGTGCACTTCGGTAAATTCGCCCTCGCTGGCCTCTGATACAACGCAGTCATACAAGAAATAGACGCGCTCATGCGTTTTGCCGACGATGCGCTGAAGCTTCTGTTTCGAGCAAAGCGCGTCCAGATCGTGCGATAAGCGGTCGCTGCGCAATTCGATGGGCAGATGCTTGCGAATTTCACGCTGAGTCAGGCCGGGATTGGCGCGAATGACATCGACCAGCATCATGCGAACAGGATCGTTTTCCGGCTTCATTCCTTCCTCCATATCCGCAGGCCGGTATTCATGGTGCGCGAAGTGAAACGCTTACCGTTTTGGTGACCGTATTTGGAGGCGGCTGATTGGGCGCTTCTCTGGTTCGACGTGATCAAAATCGAATCGCCGATTTCCATTGACGAAAGGGTTTTGGTCAAGTCGCCGATTTTGCTAATGTCAGGTGGCAGGGGGATGCCACGCTCAATTACGATGCTCATTCCGCCACCCCATGCTCGATAGGTGCTTCGGTTTCGGTGTCCTCGGCCTTGTCGCCGCCTTTGATTTCGATCAAATAGCAGTCTTTCACGATGTGATGTGCGGAAGTCGCAAAGCCCTTGTGGGCGACGGGGCGGCTAAATTCAACCTCATATCTACGCATGCCGCACTGACCGTAGCGAATTCCGTTCTTCTCAAACACAAATCCAAGCGGCGACGCCACGCGATGAACTTGCACGGGCTTGCCGGCTTGCTCACCAGTTTCTGGCAATGCGCGAATAAATGCCCAGCATGGCACCTTGGTAATGTTCATGCCTGCCTCCGCTCTTCAATAACTTGCTCCAATAGAGTGAACTGCTTTTTCCGCGCCATGAACTGGCTGATTGCATTCCAGCCGCAGAAAGCCTCAAATGCTGGCACTACGTCAGGATCAAGCTTCATAGGTGACTTGGAATGGCGACGAACGTACCGGCTCATGTGGGGTGCGTACAGGCCCAAATAACGAGCGCATACGGCTTGGTCTGCAATCTGGTCTCCGCGCTTCTGCGCTCTGTTTTCCCATACCCACACCACAGCATCACGGTAGCTCTCGAACTTTTCTACCTCATGCAGCGGCGCAAACTGTACCTTCGGAAGTAGCGCAAAAAATGGCATTTCTGCTTGCGTGTTCATAGTGAAATACAATCAAAAAGAGGTGGATTACAGGTTGCGTTTCAGGTTGAATCGAGAGCAAAATTTTTTACATGGAAACCACAAAACTTTTTAAATCGCCGCACTCAATATCCGGCGTCAAATCAATCGCTACGAACTGCGACACGTCAGAAGTCCGCCACATGCGTGATGCAGTTCGGGCAGACGCGCTCCGAGCCGTTCAATACAACGATGGAGCTGTGCGTATTCGTGCAGCGGTGGCAGGTTTGGTATTGCATGGTTACTCCTGATTCTTCACAACTTATTGGGCGGGAAACCTACCTTTGCTATGATGTGCATTCCTCAATCCACATCGAAAGGCAGGTTTCCCATGAACACAACAGAATCGCAAGAAGCAGCGGTCAAAATCGTTTGCGCCGCACTACAGAGCAATTCCATAAAACTGAAGGGCAACATCCCATCCGGAACGCAGTCCAAGGAGGAATCGGCCGCGAATATGGCAAGTGCCGATGGCGCCTATCTCACTACCCTTTTGCGCCTTCTTTCCGCATCACTTCAAGACGAGAAAACTCATTAACGTATGCGGCATTGGCAGCGGCGAAAGCCTCTGCCGCCTCGATGGCGCGGCTCTTAATATCATCGCCATCGAGGTGGGCCGTTGATATGGCTTTCGCAATCACGTCAGTAACATCTGTTGTCAT